ATTATTATTATCTGATTTTGGATATTTGCAATCTTTTCTAACTTGTTCCCAATCTACTAATAAACAATTCATTTTTTATTCCTTTCTATTAGTTATTTACATATTATTTACGACAACCATCACAAAAACCTTCTCCAAACACAATTTCATCTTCTGTTAGCCATTCTATACCACAATTATTTTTACAACAAATAACATAATATATATTTTCGTCGTGTATAGCTTCTTTCCATAAATCTGTATCGTTCATTTTATTCCTTTCTATTATTTATTATTTAAATATTCATTAACTGAATCAATCCAGCTACAATTTGGATTGTGTTTTAAATCCCATAATTTCCATTTTTTAAAGATTTTAATTGATTCTAAATATAAATCCTCATAATCATAATTATCTTTGTTTATAATGTGAGATATTACCATTATTTTATAATTGTCATTATATAATTCATTCATTTTTTGCCGTTCCTTTCATATTAGTTTAATTAATGTTATAATTAAAATTGATAGACATATAATATAAATATCCATATTATAAGCTTTCTATTTGTTTTATAAGTTCATCAATGTAATAATCAAAAGAAAAATCTATTTCTCTTAATTTTATAATTTTATCTACACTTAAATTTCCATCTATTAAGTTCATAATATTATCTATGCAAAACTCATATAATTGTTGTTCATTCATTTTTTGTTTATTCATTTTTAAGTCCTTTTTTATTTATTAATGTCTATGACAAGGCAATATATAATCTGCCTTGTTTCGCCTAATTTAAGGCTCCTCAGATAGACTTTTTGGTCTTGGTTGATTTCTTTAATAATTGAGGTGAAATTCTCGTTTTGTTTTTAGTTTTTGTTTTGACGTGTAAATATAATAATCGTTTCATTTTATACCCTTTCTATTGTATTTAATCAAATTTACGAATTAGTAACGATTTAGTTGTTATTTTATTTCCGTCTTTGTCCCAATTCCAAGACTCAATATCATAAGATTCTACATCATACATATCAACATCTGGAAACTCTTTTAAAAACTCTTCTTCATCATCATATTCTGTAAACTCTTCAGATATAGATACAATGTCAAATTCGTAATCATCATAATAATCATCTTCTTCTAATAATTCGAATATTTTTTGTAAAGCCGTATAACTAAATACTTCTCTCCATTGGTCTGACATTCTAAACCTATCTATAAACATTGATTCATTCATTGTAATTTTCATTTTTATTTACCTTTATTTAGTTAATTATTTAATTGTTAACGTAAGTAATTTAAGAAACTTTTCGCTAATGTCAATAGCAAATCTTTAATTATTTTTATTTCTCGTTATGAAAAAAGTTTTATTTAGTGCTTGTAATGTCAATTAAAGGCGTAATATCGTGCCGTTTTAGATACATTTACTATATATATAGATAAAACAATTAATTAAATATTTGGTTTTGGTTTTTGGTTTGGTTTTTAGATTTAATTGGCTATGGTTTAAAATTGCATTAATCTGTGAAAATAGGATATATGGGTTTATTCACCTCATATAATCCTCATATTATCTACAAACAAGCCATTTTAGCTAAGATTATTGGTTGATTGGGTGTTGGTATAGGGTAGGGAATAATCCTTCTTAAAAGGGGTGTGTGGGGGGATAGCTTATTTTCTCAGTGAGAGGGCTCCCCTTCCACAAAAAAAGAGGATTCTTACTACCAAATCCCAAATAAAAAAAGTATTGCAAATTTCTACCAAAAATGTAGTAAATTAGGGTATGAGTGATAAAATAGCACAAAAAAAACCAGCCAAAGTCCTCGCAATCGAGTGTTTTGCACTAAATCCAGACATTACTACAAAAGAAGTAGCTGCTCAAGTAGGTGTTAGTCCTAGAACTATTACATACTGGCGTGAAGATCCTATGTTTATAGATAAGATATATGAAAGGTATATGACTGAGTTTGGAAGTCAGTTACCTGCTGTTATAAGTTCTATGGTAAGAGAGGCTAAGCACGGCAACGTACAGGCTGCTAGGCTTGTATTAGAACATAGTGGTAGATTAGTGAAAAACGTCAATATCACTATAGATAGTCCTTTTGAGAAGTTTTTAAAAGCAGAGGAAGTACAAGAAGCTGAGGTTATTGAGGTATTTGAAGATGTAGAGATGCCTACAGACCTACCTGAGCGTATCAAGCCTAAGACTGTTAAAGAAGAAAAAATCAAAATAAAAACTATCATAGATAGAGAAAAAAAGAAACTTACTTACAATGAGAAGCGTAAAGAGTGGTATAAGTGGAAGAAAAGAGCTAAAGCTGTGGGTATAGAACCATTACCTGCTAAAAAACCTACTAAAGGTCAAAGAAAAGAGTGGGAACAACGTATTATAGAAGCTGAGAACGCTATCTAACGTATTTTTTTAATAAATACCTTAATACAAAGAATATTACCATAACACCAACAATACTTAAGAAATCATTAAAATGGTTACCTGAATCGCTTTCAATACTACCCATAGGTGTAACTATTGTCATTTTTTTAGTTTTATTCATCGTTCATACCACCTTTTTCCATCATTCTTAAAAATTTGTCTTTTAATCCGTTACCTGAAAGTCTTGCGATTATTTCTACTTGTGCTTTAAATATACCATTTAACTTCTTTTGTTCCATTTGTACCATTTTTTGCTGGTCAATCAGCTTAATAATAATACCTTCCAACCTCTTGAAGTCTTGGTCTAACTCTGTCATTAGAGTTTCTTGTATGAACCTGTTTTGTTTCCATATAAAGAATCCGAACGCTATTGTCATCGCCACAGGTATTCCAAACTGTTCCAATATTGTGATAAAATCCATTATTCTCCATTACGCTATTCCCATAAAGGGTATTGTATTACTTTCCATTAAATCGCACATTTGCTGATAAGTATCTTTTTCTATTTCTACTAATTTATCTTCTTCTTTGTAAAATTGTCTTTCGTATTGTTCTTCTGTTAGGTCTTTAGCCATATACTCTATAAGTATGTTTAGCTTCTCGTGCATATTGATTATATTCTTTAAAAGGATTTCTATTTTTTCTTCTTCGCTCATTACTTTTTCCTTATACGTTTGTTTAGTAATCTAACGAATTTTTTCTGAAATTCCTTGTAAATTTTGTTGTTGGCTGACTTTTCACTAGGCAAATCTGCTGTTATAAACTTTCTTTGTTTTACTCTTAATCCTTTCCAAGGATACCCACCTTCTTTTAAGTGGTCTTTAGCATAATTTACACCACTAATACCTTTTGAATTACCTTTTAAACTTTTTGCTAGTTTACCTGTGTCAAATAAAGGTTTTGCACTTTTATTTTTAATTTTTCTAGGGTTGTTGTCTGATAATTCTGGCTCTACCTTACCTGCTTTAATGAATTTTAATGAATTTTTAGCAAATTTATCTGCAACACCTTCATTTAAGGTATCTTCTAGCTTTTCTTGCTCTAATTCCTTTAAAACTCTCTTAAAATCTATATTATACTTGACTTCTATCATCTTGAGGCTCTATTTGTGCTTCGTTTGCTTGTAATTTAGCATTTGCTTCTTCAATAGTTAAGTCTTTATTGTATTCTACCATTAGTTCGGCTTTGTTTACAAGTCCTAAGTTAAGTCTGTGGTTGTCAAGTGCTATCTGATCCTGTACTGTCATTGGGTATTCAGGCTCATTAAAGTCTAGTTTTAACGCTTCTGGCATAGCTATACCTAATGATTGTGCTATTTTACGCTCTATTTGATATATTTCGTGTTCATATTGTGTAAAAAGTGCTAAATCGTCTTGATAATCCTCAAATCTTTCTAAATCTTTAATTTTTAAGGCAATACCACTAGGTGTTTCGCCACCATCTTGTGCAAATTGTACAAATAAGTGGTTATTTTGTGCTACAAGCTCCATTTGGAACTTAACATTTTCTATAACCTTTTCTATATCTCCTGCTGGTGATTTAATGTCGTAATTTGCTTCACTTGGTAATTCTAGTATAACATCAGAACCAAATCTTTGCCTGTTACCTAAATCAGCACCAGTTACTACAGGTTGTCCAAACATTTGGAATCTTAAACCAAGTTGCATCTCTGTCATTGTGATGTTGATATGCTCATTAGCGTTCATTATGTCATTTGCACCTTCAACATAAAAACTATCACATTGATGTTCTCTATGTGTAAATACAAATGGTATTGTACCATAATCGTGAGTACCTTCTTCCATAATAGTGCCAGATTCATCAAATATAAAATAACTTTCTGCGTTCCAATGTATGTATTGAGCACTATCAGTATTAGAAACATCGTCTGTATAATTCATTAGAGGGTATGAAATAGCAATAGGTCTAAATGGGTCAGAACCAAAGAAAGGGTGAAAGTAATATACAGGCTGATAGTCAAAGTAAGGCATCTCGCCATCAACATATATGATTCTACACGCAATAGTTCCAAGTAGACGTGTCATTCTTTCGATGTGTTTCATTTTTGAATCTTTTAGTACAGTCAAAGAATCGTATTTTTCGTTTACGTTTCTATCTGCACCTACTGTATATATCCTAGACATTTTGTTTATAAACTTTTTAGTTATGTTCGCCTCGTATGGTGGAACTTCCCTAAATGCTTCTAGGTCAAATTTTTCTTGTATATAGTAAGCCGTGTTATTACCATTGTAGTAATCTAATAGTTTATTTATGTAAAACTCACGCCTTTTATAATTTTCTATTTTTAAAGAGTTTAAGCTCTCTGTTATTATCTGTTTACTAAACATTATCTTTGCCTCACTTTGATTTCTCTGTTTCTAATTGGAAAATGGTTTATAAAAAAATATCTTAATTGGTCGCAACCGTGATCGTGGTATCCGTCTTTTAATGGTTCTTGTTTTAACGGTTTGCTATCTTGTGCTTCTGGATACCTGTAACTTTCTAAATCTTCTGCCATACCTATACAATTATTGTTTAAATGTAGGTATCTTTCGCCATTGGCGTTTTCTATAAAACTTCTAACGTGATTAACACCTGCTGTGATGCTTCTTGATGCTTTATCAGTTAAAGTGTTTACTGGTATGCCTTTTTTTCTAAAAATTTCTATATCTCCTACGCCTGATTGCCCTTGTGCTTGTAATCCTGCTGGGTCGCCATAATATTTAACTACATTATATCGTTTTGACCTTATTCTTTCTGCTAATTCATCTGTTTTTATGTTAGTTTCGTGTATTATCTCATCAATCATATTTATATGCCACTCACCATTTACTCTGTACGTTTGATACCATCCCACAGAAGGCATCCTGTACCCAAAATCAATACTACAAAAAGTAGGTAGATGTGGATTGTAAGGATAATAACCGACATCAAGATTCCTATCAAAAGGATAAACCCTACCTTCAAAACTCGTAAATTGAGCACCATATTCTTGGTCAAAAAGTTCTTTAGCCATATTACGCTTTCTTTCAACAAGAAACCTGTCGTCTTGACCTTCAGGAAAAGCAAAACCATTATCCCAAGATGGTGCTTGATGTGATTCCCAAAGTTCATCACTTTTTCCAAGTAAGAACAAATCATATAACCAATTAAACCCTTCTGGCGTTGATATGAAAACAGCCTTTCCTTTTCTATCAGATAATGTGGGAGATAAATACATATCCCAAATTCTAGGTCTTACTTTAGCTGCCTCATCTATGATTAGTAAATCTAACCCTTCACCTACAAGTGAATCAGGGTTATCAGCAGATTTAGCTTCTACTGTAGTTCCCCATTTGAATTTGATATATCTTTCTTTCTCTGAAGCCTTGATAATATCGTTTTGATGTCCTTTTACCATCTTATCCCACACTTCTCTGAACATCAAGTCGGCTTTATCGTAGGAAAGACCAACTAGCCATATACGTTGATTCGGCTGGGAGGCGTAGAATGTCGCTTCCATAGCCGATGCCGTAGTCTTCCCGAAACGCCTCCCACAAACCATTACAAAAAACCTAGCAGATTCTTTGGTAGGAAAATGCAATTTACGCTGACCCTCGTGTGGCTCATAGCCTAAAAAATCAAACCATTTTTGCTTATAATTATTTAAAACTTGCATATATCCACCTTTCTAATTTAACTTACGATATATGACAAATGCAAGATATTGTATTTTGAAGTTTAAAAAACACAACATATAGGAGGGCAGTATGTCCGAAGAAACAAAAGTATCTAATGAAACAGTAGTGGATAGTGGTACAGAGAATGTTACTCAAGATAACGCTCAGAATGAGTACATAGCAGAAAGCAAAAAGTATAGAAAAAGAGCACAAGACGCTGAATCTAAATTAAGCGAACTACAAAAACAAATAGAAGCTCAAGAAAATAAAAAACTTGAAGATGAAAGACAATTCCAAGAATTGGCTAATAAATATAAATCTGAAAGAGATGAGTTTTCACCTTATAAAGAAAAATACGAAAGTATGGTTGAGCAAAGAAGAAACTCTTTGTTAAGTAGATTGCCAGAAGATCAGCACGATAAATTTAAAAATAAAGATATAGACGTTTTAGAGTTTATGGTGGACCAACTGAAAACTAAAGCTCCAGAACCTTCTGCTAGAAATCTAGTAGGCACTAAAGGAACTGAATATGGTGGATATGAATCTATTGAGGAATACGCTGTCAAAGACCCTAAAGGTGCTGAAAAATATCTTCGTGAGAATGTTAAGGGTTTTAGCTTTGGTAGGAAAAACCGATAACATTAAGGAGAAAAAATGGCTCAAAGTAATGTAGTAAGTGATGTTGGAGTTAGTGCTGGTGGTTTAGGTACAGCCATAGCTTCAGCTATCGTTCAATTTAATAAAGCAAATGTTACTCAAAATTGTATAACAATGTCTGCTGCTCCTCAAGGAACAAGCACAGTTAAATTTCCAATTTATACAAAACACGATGTAACAAATGCTAACTATGGTGTAAAAAATATGGCTTCAGGTGATGAGGAAACTGATGCTAACTTAACAAGTATTGAAACAACTGCTGTTTCATTAGAAGTGTTAAGAAACGCTATCAGAGCAGAAATTACAGATTTAGCTGCTCACGGTAACGCTGACGCTTTACTTGTTAATGCTGGTAGACAACTTGGTAATGATATAGCAAGAGAATTTGACCTTAACGTATGTGCGTTATTTGATGGTTTTGCTACATCTAAAGGTACATCTACAGAAGGTTTAAGATTTTTAGACCTTATGGACGCTGTTGCTTCGTTAGAATCTAATGATGCACCAAGACCTTATCACGGCATATTTCACCCTTCACAAATATATGGTTCATTCGGTTTATCAAATGAATTTGGTTCAACAGCAGTAAATGGCTCTAATGGAGCTTTTGGTGGTGCTGCTGCTGATATTCCTGCTGACCAATTTATGGGTGCTGGGTTTGTTACATCTCTAGCTGGAATTAACATTTACACAACAACTGCTGTACCTGATGGTGCTGATGCAACAGAGAAAAAAGGTGCTGTTATGTCAGAAACAGCTATCGGTTGTGGATATATTGATTTTGGTGGTGGTAACTTTATGCAAATGACACAAGAAAGAGAAGAAGTTCAAGCTAAAACAGTATTAGTAGCTAACGGTTACTATGCAGTTGCAGAACTTGTAGACCTACACGGTGTTGAAATGCACACAGAAATATCATAATTGATATAAATATAGGGAGGCGTAAAAACCTCCCTATAACTTATTATGGAAGATAAAAAAGACATAGGCAATTTAAATAATAAAGAATTTGGGTGCGAACTAGATCCTACTAACAAGCTAAAACTTGTAGAAGATAAAGATAAGGGTCAGAAAGCATATTACAACGGCAAACCAATGAAGTATATGGATTATATGCAAGAAGTTGCTAATAGAGTTGAAAGAAACAAAAAAGGCAAAGGTGCAGACAACATTGGTATGTTTAGTGGTGTAAGTTTTGATGAAAATGGCAATATTATAAAACCTTAAATGGAGAAAAAAAATGGCAGAAGATAAAAAAGAAAAAAAAGTAGTTAAAAAAGAAGTTAAAGCTACTCAAGTTAAAGTTACCAAACCAAATGGTAAAGTTATATACAGAGAAAATTTAAAAGGTATGGCTGATGGCTACAAAGCTAAGGGTTGGAAAGTTGAGGAAGTGTAATGAGAAGTGGTAAAAGTGATTATAAAGTAATTAGACTAAATCCGACTGTAGAAACAAGTGAATATGCAAATGGTGATGTTATATTTACAGGATTAGAAATACCTAATGCAGTTATTGGTAATGGTGGGTGCTCAAAATTAATTTCAGGTTTTTTAGTTTGTGAAGGTGGTGATGAACCTATAGGATTTTTAGTTTTTACTGAAAAAACAGTTGCTCTAGGAACAGTAAATTCAACTGCAGATGTAAGCCACGCAAATTTCATAGCAGCAAACCCTCTAGCAGTAATATACACCGATAGTAATGTTAATACTGATGATAAAATTGATAATATAGATATGCGACAGTTTTATGGAAAATCTACAGGTGCAGAAGAGTTTAGTATGCCTGTTCTTTTACAAGCAGCAAATGATTCAACAAGTGTGTTTTTAGGTATGGTTGCAGATCAATCAGCAGTAACATTTGATAATACTGACAGCTTACAAGTTATATTACATTTAGAAAGATAATGACTTTAATAGAAAGTATTAAACAGCACGAAGGTTATGTTGGCGTAGTCTATAAGGATAGTCTAGGAATAGATACTATAGGCTACGGCTTTGCTATTAAAGATTTAGAATTAGATAAAGATATATGCGACATTATTTTAGAACGTAAATTAAAAGCGTTAGAAGATCGTGTTAATTTGAAGTTTAGTTGGTATAAGTATATGCCTCAAGAAATTAAAGATGTTGTAATGGAAATGTGTTATCAATTAGGTGTTACAGGCGTTTCTAAGTTTAAAAAAACATTAGCATACCTACAAGATAAACGATGGGAAGAAGCATCGGTAGAAATGTTAGATAGTTTATGGGCAAAACAAACACCTAATAGAGCAAAAGAATTAAGTAATAGAGTAAAAGAGGTAGGAAGTGGACATTGACAGTTTAAAAGTTGGTGGACTTGGTTTAAGTGGCTATATAGTAAACTGGGCAGACATATTTAGTCCAGTAGTGGAAGTAGGGTATATGATCGTACTTATTGCTTATTTTGTATATAGAATTAAACAAATAAAAAGCGAGATAAAGTAGATGAGTAAAGGTGTAGTTAAGAGAGTAATCGTAACGCCTGATAAACACTTTCCTCTACACGACCAACCTTCCATAAATGTCCTAAAAAAGACTATTGAAATAGTCAAGCCAGACGCTTATGTAGACTTAGGTGATGTTGGCGAATGGGAAGCGTTTTCAGCTTGGAAATACAAACGCAAGAAAGCTCCTCCTCTGGAGTTCTTAATAAAAGATTTCGAACAAGATGTAAAAGATGTTAATGCAGGTATGGATCAGATTGACGAATCTTTGGATAAAGTAAACTGTGAAGAAAAATACTTTACTGAAGGTAATCACGATAACTGGTTAAATATGGCTGTAGAGAAATATCCTTATATACCACAGTATAAGTTTGCTAATGCAGTAGACTTAAAAGGTAGAGGTTATAAGTATATTCCCTTTGGAAAAAAGTTAAAATTGGGTAAATTATACTTATATCACGGACACGAATATGGTGGACAATACCATACTAGCAATCATTTGCGTAAACTAGGTGCAAATGTAATGTATGGACATTGGCACGATATACAACAAATGTCTGCTACTCATTTAGACGGACCTAAGTCTGCTTGGAGTATTGGGTGTTTAAAGGATATGAGTGATGAAGCAAATGAGTGGCTTAATGGTAGAAGTACAAATTGGGCTCACGCTTTTGCAATAGTAGATTTTTATAGAGGTGGACTATTTACAGTTCACATTATACAGATAATAAACGGCAGAACTTCGTTATGGGGTGAATTAATAGACGGAAATGGGAAATGATAGTGCAGAAAATGATAATACAAGCAGCAGTCAAGCTGTTATCAAAGCAATTCAAATTAGATAAAATCCTAAAATACGTTGAAGAACCAAACGAGTTAGATGATGAGGTTGCAAGACTTCGTGATCGTGTCGAGCTTTTAGAAGCAATTATAAAGGAGAAATAATATGTTAGATTTTATAGTAAACAATTCAGATTTATTAATGGGTGGTACAGGTGGAGGTATTGTACTATATATCCTCAAAAAAGTACCAAATAAGCAAATATGTGCTTGGGTTGAGTCAATATGCTACAATGCAGGTAAAGTTATGACTTTGGGGTTATCTAAGTGGAAATTCAGTAAGAATATATGGAACAAAACAGTAGAACCATATTTTATTGATTTACTCGATAACTTTGTAGGATCAGCTGTAAGAGGATTCATTAAAGGGTTACGAGTAGATTAATGCCATACAAAAAGACAAAAGAAGGTAGATTAGTTAATGAAGTCACTTTAGGTGATGGCTACCCTTTGTCTAATGATTTACAACCTTTAAAAGTGGGTGGTGAGGCATCTCCAATAGAGATGTCCACCTCCTTACCTGATGATAGTGATAACGGAAAAGTTAAAGTTAATGGTAATTTTGAAGTAACAGGAACAACAAAAGGCGTAACTGCAACTGACGATACTAAGTTACCTTTAACAGGTGGTAATTTATCAGGACATTTAAATATGGATACAACTCAAAATATTTATTTTGATGGAGCAGGAGGACAAAATGTTTACTTAAATGCCTCTGATTCATCTACTTTAAATATAGGTGTTGATGGTGAAGATAAAATAATTGTTACAGATAGCAAAATTGAGTTTGGGCAAAACAATTTTATGCTTGTTGAAAGAGCTAACGCAGGTAGTGATGCAGCAGGTTATGGTCAATTATGGGTTAAAAATGATACTCCTAATAATTTGTACTTTACTAATGATGCTGGTAATGACGTTCAAATTACAAATGGTAGCTCATTAGCAAGTGCATCGACAGAATTTAGACATATTATAAATGCAGGATTTAATTATAGTTATACAGCAGGAACTTTAGTTTACATACCACTTGTAGGATATACTTTAGAAAGAAACTCACATTTATTTGCAAATGAGTTTTTATCTTTCGTTGCACCTTATGATGGTTATTTAAATCAAGTAGTTTTTAGAAGCGAAGAAGCGTGTGGGTCTACAGTTGTAGGTTTTCACAAATCTTCAACAGGAACAGAATCGCCAAATTCTACAGCAAGTGCAACAGTAACAGTAGATATGGCTGTTGATGATACATCATATAAATTTGGATTTTCTAGCAATAATACATTTAGTGCAGGTGATATTATTAATATATCTTTTGACCCAACTAATGATGCAAATGATGTTAATTTTACAGCAGAATTTATTTTAGACAGCAGTTCAGGATTATAGGAGAATAAATGGGAAGTTTAGCAGGTAAAAGTCCAGCAAATACATATAAAAGTTTATTAAAAGTAGCAGATGAAACAAATGGTGTTACAACTTCACTATCTCAAATAGAAGATGGCGAAGGTACATCTACTTGTATATCTGTTGGCGATGATAATTTTAAGGTAAAACCACAAAACGATAATACAACTACTACATTTGAGGTAGAAAATTCGAGTGGAAGTAACTTATTAACAGTAGATTCATCTAACAGCACAGTAAAAGTAGGAACATCACAAGTAAGTGCAACTACACAATTACTTTCATTTAGTGCATATAGATTAATACCTTCATCTTCAGGTGCTCATATGATGATTCCTTGTGGAAGTGGCAACTTTATTTCAGCTACTGGTATGGTAGAGGTTTCTAATGGTACAGGAACTAATCCTAGCACAAGTTTAGATTCTGGAGCAACTACAGATGAATTAGTTTTACATTTACACAACATACCATTTAACATAACAATAGATGCTGTTAAAGTTTTTGCATCTACTGACCAAAACACAGATGTTACCTTAAATTATCATTTAATGAGTTTCGATATGGTAGCAGATGGAACATCTAATGATGGTAATTTATCTAATGGTACAGTATTAGCAGATGGACAAGCAACAAGTGTAGATAGAAATGTTTTAAAATCTACAGATTTAACAATACAAAGTTCTAGTGTAACAAGTGGTAAAGTAATCGCTTGTTTTGTAGAAAATGAAACAAACACAGACGATATTAATATTCAGGTACAAGTCAAGTATCATATAGCATAGGAGAAGAAATGGCAA